TGAAGCAAAAAATATGGACAGAAGAACAAATTGATTTAATGGTGGCCGAAAGCACAAACCTTCTAACTAAACTTGCGCCATTGCCATTAAGCACATAACGTTAACGATAACCGGCTAACAACTGGACAGAGCAGCCAGAAGGTTATATTGATTGGCGCTTGATCCACCGGATTACTTGCTGACCAATCGAGTTATTTATTGATAATGAATAAAATCATATTGTTACACGAAAATGGAGATTTTCTTGAAGAACTAAAGGTAAGCATCAAGTCTGAGTTTATTTTATATCGCGGAAGGCTGTTCGTGCGTAAAATTAGTAGTGTGGATAAGCGGGAGTATGTTGAGAAACCCTATCTTGAACTTTATTAATAGATCCATACAGAGGTGTATTATCACAACAATAGCATATAAAAACGGTATTATTGCTTATGACTCACTTCTAACGAGTGATATAACCATAACGAGCAATAATTATAATAAAAGCAGGCTTGTGAATGGTATTAAGTTCTTTCTTGCTGGTTCAATATCAGATTATGACAGATTTACCGCGCTATATTTTGATGAAAAATCAGAGGATGAATTAAATATATCAGCGATTATAGTTGACTCTGGAAAGGTTTATTTATCAAGCACAAATAAGGAGGGCAAGTTATGGAAAAGCGATATAACTGGAATCCCTTATGCTATAGGAACAGGTGAAGACCACGCGTTAACGGCTATGGATTTAGGATTATCTGCTAGGGACGCTGTAAAAATGGCTATCAAGCGTGATACATGTACAGGCGGTCGCATTAGAACATTTAAGATTAAAAGCGTATAATGTGTACTAGCAACAAAAAAATATACTACAGCAAAAAAGGTGCTGATACCGTGTTAGAGCGCATCCAGGCTAAGGCTAAGAGTAGCAAGAACTTTCGCAGTTTTAAGCTAAAGCGTAGCTATAAATGCCCTTTATGCCCTTAAAGGGCATCACACGAGTCAGGAATAACATGATTAAATCAAACACATATGGCTGAATCAGGACACATTAGTACCACGGTACAAATAGCTATCGATGCCCAAGGCGGCAAGGTTGTTGTGCAGTTTGACCGTGATATTGGCTTTCTTCGCATGAAGCCCCGCCAGGCTGCTGAATTCTCCCGCGCATTGGGTGATAAAGTCGAATCTATTACTGATCAAAACTTGACCTATATCAGTCCCGTGGGCATTAGCGTAGATGTGCAGAACAAAGACATCGTTATCCAGTTCGATCAGATGGTTGATCACCTTGAGTTGGTGCCATTACGCGCTGCAGAACTCTGTTTTGCCGTGGCTGATAAGGTTGAGAGCGTTTACAAATATAAAAGTCCGATTATTACTGGGATTCATTGATAATGTTGGATAAGTTCTATGATTAAAAAACCCGCCACAAAGAAACGCCAGGTAAAAAAGAAAGTTTCCAGAAAGAAGCTGGTTAGGAAATCACCGCATAAGCGTAAAGTAACTAAGAAGAAAGTCGTTAAAAAGAAAAACGGTAGACCGACCAAGCTCACGCCGGAACTAAAAAAGAAAGCATCAGATTACATTGATAACTATCGAGACTATGATCATGCTGTCCCGAGTATAGTAGGACTCGCTAATATACTAAAGATAGGAAAGTCAACAATTTACGACTGGAAAGATGATGAAAGAGATAAAGAGTTTTCGGATACATTAGAAAGGCTTGAGGATAATCAACACCTTGGACTGATAAACAGTGGGTTAAATGGCGATTTCAATCCAAACATTACGAAGCTCATGCTAGGCAATCATGGGTACTCTGATAAAACGCAAAATGATGTAACCAGTGGAGGCAAGCCGATAAATGACTGGCATATCCATCCTGTGAGTTCTGATAAGGAATGAACCGTATTGATGCGCGCATCACGGATAAGATAGCATGGTTACTATCCAAACCAAAGCGCATCAAGATTGCAGTTGGTGGGCGCGGAAGTTCAAAATCTAATGGATTCGCAGATATATTCTTAATGTTCGCAGACCATGGTGAGCGTGTATGTTGTTCTCGTGAATTTCAAAAATCCATTGACGACTCTGTTCATGAGACGCTAAAGCAGGAAATAGATCGGCTCGGGTTACAAGGCATGACCGTCCTAGAGAATTCCATCAGGACAGCTACCGGCGGCGAGGTGTTTTATAAAGGTCTTGCCAGGAACATCTCTTCACTAAAATCACTCGCCGGTATAAAACGATTCTGGATTGAGGAAGGCGAGTCCGTCAGCGAGAAAAGCTTGCGAGTATTAACACCTTCTATTCGGTCAAGTGCTGCATCAAATGAAGAGGACGGAGACCCGCCTGAGATATGGATATCAATGAACCGCGGCTCGTCCGAGGATGCGATTGCTAAGAAGTATCTGACACGTGCCGAGAAGTCTCTGGAAGAAACCAGCTACTACGAAGACGATATAATGATGGCCGTGGAGGTTAACTGGCGTGATAACCCATGGTTTCCGACTGAGCTTGAGCAAGAACGCCTGGATGATTATAATCGCCTGTCTCGTGCTGAGTATGATCATATATGGGAAGGTGAGTACGATGACTCGGTTGAGCGTAATATCATCAAGAAAGAGTGGTTCGATGCTTGTATCGATGCTCATATCCAGCTAGGGATTAAGCCACGGGGCGCAAAAATATTCTCTCACGACCCGTCTGACGAGGGCAAGGACGAGAAGGGCAACGCCTTTCGCCATGGCATTGTCGTGGAATACGTTGATGATATGGATTATGGAGATGTTAACGATGGCATGGACTGGGCTATTGATCAGGCTGAGCTACTCAATGCAACGCACTTTACTTGGGATGGTGATGGAATGGGTGCAGCTCTCAGGTTACAGGCTAAGACAGCTTTTGACGAAACCACGGTAAAATACATTATGTTTCGTGGTAGTGAATCACCTGCCGACCCAGACAAGCCTTATGAAAGCGCTTATAAAGTTAGAGAGGGTAAGGAAACGCTGAACAATCAGGACGTTTTCAAGAATAAACGTGCTCAGTTTTACATGCGTTTGCGTGATCGATGCTATAAAACCTACCAGATGATTAATAAGAAAGGTTTTTATCCTGAAGATGAATTAATCAGCTTTTCATCAAACATTAGCAAAATCAGCAAGTTGAGAGCAGAATTGTGTCGAATACCAACAAAACCAAATCCGTCTGGCATGATTCAGATATTATCGAAGGTAGAGATGGCTAAACCGCCGCTGAGTCTTCCATCACCAAACATGGGAGATGCTGTAATGCAACTAATGCTAATACCAACCACCCAGGCGGACGATAACTGGAAACGACCGAATACAGTAGCCAACAGCCGCGTAGCAAGTTACAATAAAAATCAACGACCTAAAACTCCCAGACGGAGGAGATACTGATGAGCGATGACATTAATCCGCTAGATTTATTTATTCCCGGCGTAACAGAAACAAAGGCTGCCATAAAAGCGGGTAAAGCTGGTGTTGAAATGATAACTCCTGATATGCCTGCTACTCCTGAACAGAAAGTCGCCCCGGTCCCCGATGATGAGCAACGAAGAGTAGCTATTCAACGATTCCTCGCAAGGCGCTTTTCTGGAAGCGGGCGTGAGGGAACTAAGCTAAGCTCCGGCACACTGGGTTAATATCGTGGACATTACCACACTAAAGAACTTTACCAGCCAAGTTCTGACTGACCATAAACCTATGATGTCACTCTATCAAACGATAGCTGACAACTTTTACCCTGAACGAGCTGACTTTACCTTACGACGTAATGTTGGCGATGAGATGACCTCTGGACTCACTGAGTCTGTTCCTGTCTTACTGCGCCGCGATCTCGGGGACTCTATATCAGCGATGTTGCGCGATGGAGACTGGTTTAATATCAGCATTGATGGCGAGCCTGATCGTGCCGGTAGAGACTGGCTGCAGTGGGCGACAAAGCGACTACGCACCTTCATGTATGACCGTGAGGCTGGTTTTGTCCGGGCAACCAAAGAAGCGGATCATGATTTCATTACCTTTGGCCCTGCAGTTATATCGTGTGAGCGAAACCGCAAAGCGAATGGCTTATTGTTCAGGACATGGCACCTACGTGATTGCGCCTGGTGGGAAAACGAATCCGGCCATGTATGTGGTGTGGTGAGAAAGTGGGAACCTGATTACAATATCTTGAAGCGTTATTTTGGTGACAAAAACCATAAAGACGTGGAAAAAGCCCAGGGTAAGGATTTATTTAAAAAGGGAGATATTATTCATGTTTGTATGCCATCAGCCGAATACGGCAAAGATGAATTCATGAAATACCCTTATGTCTCTGCATTTGTTGACCGTAAACACGATATTATTTTAGAAGAAATTGGCTTGAACCGGAATATGTACCAGGTGCCACGCTTTAAAACCATCCCAAATTCACCCTATGCTTATTCACCCTCAACGATTATCGGTCTACCGGATGCCCGTTCTGTACAAGAAATGCAGGCAACTCTGCTCGATGCTGGTGAGCGCTATACTGCGCCGCCTATTATCGCCACTGAGAAGGTAATACGCTCAGATGTAGACCTGTCAGCCAACGGCATAACCTGGGTTGATGCCGATTATGATGAGAAAATGGGTGCCGCGTTGCGCCCACTGGCAACAGATAAAGGCGGTTATCCTATCGGTCTTGAGGTTCGCGATCGTCAGGTTGAGATATTAAAACAAGCGTTTTTTGCTGATAGATTATCTCTGTTAAATGATGGAAAAGAGCGCACTGCCTTTGAGGTTAGCGAGCTTATGAAGCAATATCGTCGCCAGAATCTACCTTTGTTCGAGCCGATTGAGGAAGAATATAATGGGCAAATATGCGAACATGCTTTCGATATCTGTTTACGCTCCGGGTTTTTGGGTTCGCCCATGGATATTCCAGACTCATTGCGTGGCCGTGATGTTGTGTTCAAATTCAAATCACCTATATCTGATGCTGAAGAAGAAAAGAAAGTTCAAATGTTCTCTGCCATGATGGACATGACTGAAAGAGCCTCTGCGATTGACCCGACTGTAGCGGTAAATGTTAATGTTGACCAAGCTTTACGCGATGCAATTGATGGTGCCGGTATACCTGAGCGCTGGAAAGTTGATGAAAAAGAAGCGTTGAAGCGTAAAGAGATGTTGATACAGCAAGCTACTGCATCGCAGGCACAGGCAGGTGCTGAATAGTGGATAAAGCAGAGTGCTTTAGAACTGAAAACCTCACTAAAGAAGAGTTGATTGCTATAAAAAACACTTATGCTGGTGAGGCAACTCCAACACAACAAACATTAGCGCTTTCTGTTATTGTTGCAAAGCTGTGTAGAACGCATCATTTACAGTACGTGCCAGGATCGCAAGACCAATCATCATTTATAGCTGGCCGCGCTTTCGTGGGCGACAAGCTCTTATATATCATAAAACAATCGAAGCCTGGACAATTGGGGAATAACAATGAGAAGATTTAATCAGCTTAATAAATTCGGATTTGGGCTGCGGCCTTTGTTTGCTATTGATGATCCAGATGGCGGCGGTGGTGGTGGTAATGACCCTCCTTCAGACCCGCCCTCTGATCCGCCACCTAGCGACCCTCCACCTTCAGATCCTCCAGCTGATCCGCCAAGTAATTATTTTCAGGCAGTACCAGAAGACTGGCGCTCTCAGGCATTAACGTCCATGGGTCTTGAAGAGGGAACTGATGATTTCACAAAACGTCTTTCCCAGATGGAGCGTGTCTCTGATTTTAGTGTGTTCGGAAAAAATTACTTTGAAGCTCAAGACAAGATCCGCGCAGGCGAAGTCAGTACCGGACTACCTGCTGAACCAACTGACGAACAGTTAGCGGCTTATCGAGAGGCTAATGGTATCCCAGGCGCTGCCGATGCGTACGAGCTCGCGCTGGATCAAGGATTAGTATTAGGCGATGCTGATAAAGAATCCATGAAAGGCGTGTTTGAAGCGGCTTTTGGTGGCAACGTCACATCAGAGACGATGAGTAATATTGTTAATGCCCACTTAACCTACGAACAGTCACGTGTTGAAACGATGATGGCGCAGGACGGTCTTGATGAGCAGGCAGCTACTCAGCAGCTTAAAGAAACATGGGGAGGCGATTACGAGCGTAACAAAAATATGTCCAACGCTTTGATTGCTCAATTACCGGCGACACTGCAGGATGAGTTCAAGAATGCACGTCTCGCCAGTGGTAAAGCCTTGCTCAACTCTCCTGAGATGCTGGTGGCTATGGCCAACTGGATGAGTACCATTGACCCTGCGGCGCTGGTTGTTCCCGGTTCTACTAATCCTATGAAGACTATTACTGATGAGCTTAAATCACTCAAGGCACGTATGGGCGATGATGACTGGCACAAAGACAAGGCTGCTCAAGACCGTTACATTGAATTACAGGAC